CTGGGCGGCAGTGGCTCGTATTCTCTCCGCGTTGTGAGGGGTTGAGATGGCCGGAGCACTCGACAGCGCTTTTAAAAACATCGCCAAACAGGTCGTTGCTGATCTAGGCCAATCTTTTGACCACACGATCACCTACACCCGCAAAGCTTCTCCCTCGTACAACGTATCAACTGGTGCGTTGACCACAACCGACACGACTTACTCCATCAAAGTACCGATCGAGTTTATTGATTCGGAGGAAGAGGAAGGCCGCGAAGAACGCAAAGCCAAGCTTTACGTGACCCCCAACCTGATCGGGGATAATCAACCCACATTTGAGGACACCATCTCACTGACATACGCAGGTGCGAGCCGCGTTGCCCAGATAACGGATATTCGAACATTCAAAGGCGGGCAGGAATACTTCTTCGTCATTCAGGTGAGGTTCTGATGGCTAAGAAAAAAGGTCTTGGCCAAATCGTCACTGACCTGGAACGTCAGATAAACGACGACTACAACGCCCTGATCCAGCTCACTGTCGAAGGCTTGGGCACCGAAGAGAACAGCCCTGTGGATACAGGGTTCTTTGCATCGAGCTGGAAAGCATCGACTCAAAAAGTCCGCGCTGAGGACAAGCGTGAAGACTTTGCCCCGTGGTCAAGCATCTACAAGACCAGAGATTCCAGCAAAAACCAGTGGGTACACACCAGTAAAAAGCCAACGCAAAGCCGTATCAAACCCCGCTTTGAGGTTCCTGAATTCAACTACAAGCGCCAGCCCACGGTCTACATCGGTAATACCGCTGAATACGCGGGTTATGCCCTGGAGTCTCCAAAAGTGGCAAACTTTATCCAGGGTGAAATGCGTTCTTTGGTCCAGCAGACCTTTGGGGACAAACGTCCTGGCCGCATTTTTGCCAGAACTGGATCCAGCAGCAGTGTGTTCGGGTCTTATACCAAGCTCTAAACCATGACTCTCGTAAATGCCCGCGCGGCCTTCGAAAAAGCAGTCACTGACGCTGTTGCAGTCGCCGACAACACAGTGCTGATGGTTTACGACAACGTTCGTTACACCACACCCGGCAAAACCAAGAAGTACATCCTGATGACGGTGAACTTCAATCGTTCCACCATCCAAAATCAAGGCGCAGCCCAGGATTACTACTCCGGCGTCATCCAGTGCAACATCTACGTGCCCAAGTCTGCTGGAACGGCAGTGTTGTCATCTTTAAGTGAAGCCGTAATCGACGGTCTTACATCTGTGAATGCTTCTGGCTACACCGATACTTTCAGCGTTGCACCTCGCGTTTCTGACATTTCTGGACCAACCCCGTTAGAGCTAGAAGACCGCTCGCACTTTATTGGCATTGTTTCTTGTCAGTTCACAGCAGTTGTGTAGTATATTGAGGCAAATGGTACTACTTTATGCGCGCCTCTGAACTGCTTCGCAATAAGTTCGGCGTCAGCCAGCTGTATAAGTACGAAGTCAAAGATGGCGACGAAACGGTGCTTGAGATCTACTGGCATCCGCTGACCATTGCAGAACGCGAGGCCATCCAAAAGAAAGCCGGTTCAGACGATGCCACGGATTTTGCTCTTGGCATGATGATCGAAAAGGCGCTTGATGAAGACGGCAAACGCCTGTTTCAGGACGGCGAAAGAGCCGTGCTTAAAAACGCCATCGAAGCCGCTGTTCTGCAGGACATTCAGCTTGCGATGCTCTCTTCTGGCTCTGAGAATAAGGTGGAGGACGCGAAAGCATCCTTGAAAAGCTGACAGTGACTGGTACTTCATGTTCTTCCTGGCCAAGGAACTGGGCATGACAGTCACTCAACTCACAAAAAACCTCACCCAAGAAGAGCTAGTCGGCTGGGCCGCATACTTCGACCTCTACAACGAGCAGCAGGAAAAGGCGATCCAAAACGCCAAAACTGGTGCTAAGGCGCGCTCAATGAGTGCGCGGTAGACTGGGACGTAAGACTCTACGTTCTCTCCCGTGGCCCAGTACGACGTAGATATTCAGCTAGCGATACGCAACAAAAATGCTCTTCAGGGGCTGCAGAGAGAGTTAAACGCTATAAGTGACGCTGTTGATGCTATAAACGATAAAAGCATTGATGTTACAGGCAAAAGAAGGCAAAATGCTATAGAAGAGCTTTACAAAAATGTAGAAAGTGCGTCACTAAAAGTTCTTGAAAAAGTTGATAAAGCTACAACAACTGCACATAAAAATCAACAAAAAGTTCAACTAAAACTGGAAGATGATTTATTCCAAGATAAACTTGACAAAATCAACAAACTAGCAGACGCAGAAATAGCAGCTTCTAAAGAAGCAAATGAAGCAGCTTTAAAAGATTTTGATAAAAGATTAGAAAACAGAGTTGCGCGGCGCAAAGGCAGTCTTTTTGGTACAGCCACTGCGCGAGAAAGAGCTGGTGCGGCTGTAAGTGCCGGTGCGTTTCCGCTGTTGTTTGGCGGCGGTCCAGGTATGGCGCTTGGTGGCGCAATCGGCGGCGCTGTAACTGGCAAAACCTTCGGCCCGGCTGCCATCGCTTTACAAGTTCTTGGCGGATTTTTTGATGAGCTGGCGGCGAAAGCCGCTACTCTCGGTCAGGCGTTAAATAATGCAACTGCAGATGTTGACGCGATTGTTGAGTCTTTAGGGGTAGTTGGTAGTCCGGTACAAGAAACTATTCAGAGCCTGGAGGAACTAGCGGGAGAACAAGTAGCGCTTCAGGAAGCAACTAGACAGCTTTCTTTAGTTGTAGGCGACGAGGGTATTGAGGCTCTTACAGCTTTTGGTGATGCTTCTACACGCTTTGGAAATGCACTTACACGGGTAACAACCCAAATCTTGGCGGCAATTGCACGCTTTTCGGGGCCTGCTGTCCAGAAAGCAATGGAAGCCCTGGAATTTGAAGCAGACTTATCTGCAGCAAGAGCATCTAAAGATCCCAGACAGCAACTTTTACAAGCGCAACTTCAAAACATAAATGTATTTGAAGACGTTACATCAGGCAGACAGCGGGCCGGTATAGAAGCAGAAATGGTAGATCTGCAAAGACAAATCCGTACAGAAGAAGAAGGCAGGCTGGAAACAGCGCTGGAGCGAGCACGAGCAGGTTCTGTTGAACACACAATCGCTAAAAATAATTTAGCTCTTGCTAAATTGGACGGCGATTTAACAAGCGACCGAATCTACAACTTAGAAAGAGCAAATATCTTCCAAGAAGCTCGAAAGAAATTGATGCAAGAAGGTGCTGATGTAAAACTAATTGAGCTTGAAAGGGACGGACAGCTTCTAGAGCTAGCAAACAAAAGAAACGCTTTGATAGACTCCACAAACGAAAAAACAGAGCGGCAGCGTAAAAGAGACGCTGCTGCTTTTGAACGGCAAGAACAACGGCTACGTGACTTAGAGCTTCGGGGAGACGCTCAGCGTGAACGCGAAGCTGAGCTTGCGGGTCAGCGTATTGATAAGTACAGCGATCAGCTGCGGCTACTCGAAGCGCAAATAAACGGAACAGAAGATCAGGTACGCCTAGAAATTGACCTTGCAAACGCTGCAGGAGAGGTGGAACGCAACTATGTAAAACGCATTTTTGCGGCTAAGCAAACCGTGGAACAGTTAAAAGAACAAAGAAAAGTATTTAAGGCTATCGGAGATACGATCCAGACCGGCGTAGTTGACGGTATTACTGCTGCTATAGACCAGACCCGCACTCTTGGGGAGGTAGCCAGCAATGTGCTGCGAACCATCGCAAACCAGCTGCTGCGCCTCGGCGTCAACCAGCTGTTCGGATCGTTTGGTTTTGGCGGAGGTGGTGGTGGTGGGTCTACCAACAACTTTGCTGGCGTGCCCAACAATGTTCTTGACAGCGTTATTGGCGAAAGAGCGCTTGGCGGCGCTGTTGGAGCAGGTCGGCCTTACATGGTTGGTGAGCGTGGCCCTGAACTGTTTGTCCCTGGAGCGCAGGGCAACATCGTTCCAAACAACGCAATGGGCAGCGCTAATGTGACGGTAAACGTGGATGCTTCTGGTTCGTCTGTTGAGGGCAATGCTGATCAGGCTTCGCAGCTTGGCAAGGCAATCGGCTTGGCTGTGCAGCAAGAACTGGTGAAGCAAAAACGTCCTGGCGGTCTCCTCGCAAGCTGATGGCTACTTTCCCGTCAATCACGCCGACCTACGGCGTTCAAAAAAGCAGCGCACCAAATGTCAGAACGGTGCGTTTCGGGGACGGCTACGAACAACGCCTGAGCTTTGGCCTCAACCAAAACCCCAAGACGTTCAACCTAACGTTTGAGGTATCAGAGACTGATGCCGACACAATCGAGACATTCTTGGATGCTCGTGCAGATGACAACGCTGCGTTTGACTTCACGCCACCAGGTGAGCTTGCAAGCTCAAAGTTTGTCTGTGAAACGTGGAGCAAGTCGATTCCGTACTTGAACCGCGCCACAATTCAAGCAACGTTCCGCGAAGTCTTTGAACCGTAATGGCAGTAGCAGCATGGGCCGCTAGCACCGCTTTTTCTGTTGGCGACGTTCGTCGTCCCAGCACGGGTGAAGGTACGGGCCTGTCTTTTCGATGCACGACTGCTGGTACGTCAGCTAGCTCAGAGCCCAGCTGGCCCAACTTTGTTGGCGACACTGTCACGGATGGGACGTGTGTTTGGACTGCGATTTCTGCCGTTTATGACGAGCTGTCGAAACTCAACCCGAGTGCAATTATCGAGTTGTTTGAGGTAAGGCTGGATTCAGCGTTGCATGGCAGTAGCGACATATATCGGTTTCATGCGGGGTCAAATGCAAAAATTGACGGCAATATCATTTTTGACGGCAACACATATTCTCGTATTCCGGTCGTTGCTGATGGATTTCAGTACACAAACACTGGAACACTACCCCGCCCAACACTGACCATTAGCAACCTCAGCAGCACTATTAGCGCATTGTTACTGCTGGTCAACGCCACAACTGCAGGTAATGACTTAGGCGGTGCCGAGGTCAGAAGAATTAGGACGCTGAGAAAGTATCTTGATGCTGCCAACTTTGTAACAACAAATTTTCTTATTACACAGGGGGGCGATCAGCTTATTACCCAATCTCAAGACAGCTTGGTGGCGGTTGGAGGTTTTGTTGCGTCAGCCGACCCAAACGCTCGTTTTCCCGACGAACGTTGGTTTATTGACCGTAAATCCAGTGAAACGCGAGACAGTGTAACGTTCGAGCTGGCAAGCAAGTTTGACTTGGCCGGTCAGAAGATCCCCAAGCGCCAAGTCATTGCCAACATCTGCCAGTGGAAGTACCGCAGCAGCGAATGCAGCTACACAGGCACTGATTATTACGACGTAAACGGGAACGAAGTCAGCACTGAGGCGCAGGATGTTTGCGGCAAGCGAGTTGCCAGCTGCAAGCTGCGGTTTGGCGAAAACGCCGAGCTGCCGTTTGGATCATTCCCTGGAGCGGGTCTGACCAAGTGATGCGTCTGTCGCCAGCCATGAAGGCTGAAATTTTGGAGCACGCCAAGGCTGAAGCGCCACGAGAGTGCTGCGGCCTGGTTGCTGTTGTCAAAGGACGGCGCAGGTACTTTCCGTGCCAGAACATCGCTGAAACACCTGATGAGCACTTTGTTCTCAGCGGCTGGGACGTTGTGGAGGATCAGGGCGAAGTGATCGCCATTGTTCACAGTCATCCGAAAACCAATCCTGAGCCATCAACAGCTGACCGCGTGGCGTGCGAAAAATCAGAGCTGCCTTGGTTCATCGTCAATCCAAACACTGAAGCCTGGGGTTACTGCGAGCCTGCTGGCTTTGAGTTGCCGTATGTGGGGCGTGAGTTCGTGTTTGGCGTGGTGGACTGCTACACGCTTGTGCGGGACTGGTACGCAAGGGAATACGGTGTTCAACTGCGGGACTATGACCGCCGAGACAAGTTCTGGGATCGTGGTGAGAACTTGTATATGGACAACTTTGCTGCGGAGGGGTTTAGCAAGATTCCGCTTGAAGAGGTGCAGCGCGGTGACTTGATTTTGATGAATCTGGTTTCACCGTTGCCGAACCATGCAGCGATCTATCTGGGTGATCAACAGGTGTTGCATCATGTGCAGGGCAGGCTGTCTAGCCGTGATGTCTATGGCGGTTACTATGGGAAGAGCACTGCCTGCGCCTTGAGGCATGAAAGTCGTTAAGGTCTATGGCGCTTTGCGTAAACGGCTTGGTCAATGCCGGTTTGAGTTTGATGTAGCAACACCGGCACAGGCGATCAAGGCATTGTGTGTCAACTTTCCAGGACTAGATAAGTGGTTG